GGGAAAAATATCACATAGAAGTTGAAGAGGTGTAAAAGTGAACGAAATAGCAGAAAGATACATTACATCAAAAGAACTTGCAGAAATTCTTGATGTTTCCGTAAGAACTATAAACGAAACAATTCAGAAAATGAACCTGGCAGGTACTTTCCAGGTAACTGTTAAAAATGGTGTTGCAACAAAATTGACAGAAGCGCAAGCAACATTGCTCAAGCAGGAAATTGCACAGCACCACAATTTACAATCACGACAGATAGACAGTGTTACAACAGAACTTGAAGAAAATCAGAAAATTGTCGAAGTAATTCAGATTTTGCAGAGACGAAATAACGATTTGACACTTCGCGTGGAAAATGCAGAAAAGGAAGTCGAGAAACTGTTACCAGCTGCAAACTTTGCTTATCAGTTATGTAGTTCAAAAGACACAATTGATATTGGAGAGTGTGCAAAAGTTCTTAATCGTAACATCGGTAGAAATAATCTTTTTGAGTTTTTGCGTAATAAAGGTGTTTTACAGGGAAACAACATTCCTTATCAGAAATACATAGATGCAGGTTATTTCAGAGTTATTGAAAGTAAGTATGTAACTCCGCTTGGAGAAACAAAAATTAGCCTTAAAACTGTTGTATTTCAAAAAGGTGTTGCATACATCAATAAGCTACTTGCGAAGGAAAGTGCATAATGAGAGAGAGTTTTGTTTTACATGCAGAATTTGTGGAAGACCTTCCGGAAGAAATGAAGCAGCGCTTTTTAATACTGATTTATGACTACGGCATTAAAGGTGTTATTCCTGAACTTGAAGGGCTTGAAAAAACTGTATGGGTGAAAATACAGCGCCGTATAGATTCAGATCAAGAACTTTGGGAAGAAACTAAACAACGCCGTGTTAATGCTGGGAAACGTTCTGCGGAAGCTCGAAAACTTGCAAAGCAGACCGCGGAAACCACAGAGCCAAAAGTAGAAGAAAAAACAACTACCGATAAAAACTCGGTAGTTGCTGCTGAAAAATCAGAAACAAAAAGCAAAAGGTTTGTAAGACCTGACATTACAGAAATCAAAGACTACATCAAGGAGAAAACACTTAATGTAGATGCAGAGCGGTTCTTTAATTACTACGAGTCAAAAGGCTGGAAAGTTGGCAATGCTCCGATGAAGAACTGGAAAGCTGCTTTGAGTAACTGGGCGAAAAACACAGATACTTACAGCAACCATATTTCGGCAGACAGAGATAACGAGCTTTTATCTGTATACGAAACAGTAGAAACGAGCATACAGACAGATGTAGACAGTAACTTGGCAGAAATCACAGGGGGGAATGATGGACCAGGAGAAAACTTTGTATTTTAGACCATTAAATGTTATGAATAAGATTTTGGAGCAATACGCCCCGGAAGAACTTGAAGAAAGAGACAGAGAAATCAGAAGACAGGAAGAAGAACAGGAACGCAGGCAACGCAAACAGGCTTTTGAAGGTTGTGGAATTGGAGAAGATCATTTTGACTGCACTTTTCAAAATTACACGGCTACAACTCCAGAACAAAAAAAAGTTTTAAGTGCAGTTTGGGAGTTCTACAAAAAAGTTATTAAAAATGAGTTATGTGTCTTGATAATGTACGGTAATCCAGGAACAGGAAAAACTCACTTGTGCTCAGCATTACTTAAAGCAGTTTCAGCAATGGTTAAAAAGGTTATTTTTGAAGTTAACTGTTATTACATGGTTCAGTATGTTAAAAGTGACTCTTTGTGTAACAGACTTAAAAATACACAAAACTTTAAGAGTAATGAAACATACGACAGTGTTATTGATTCTTACGCAGCCCCGGACTTATTGGTAATAGATGAAGCTGGGCGCAACCCTCTTCTTAATATAAATGAAACAGATTCTCTTTTTGCGGTTATTGATAAAAGAAAATCTATGAATAAGAGCTTTGCAATATGTTCGAATTGCAATTGGAAAGAATTTAGTCAGCTTGCTGGAAGTGCTTCAATGTCGCGGATTTTACAGAATGCAATAATCTGCGATATGTCAGGTATTCCAGATTATAGGCTTAAAAAATAAGTGTGCTCAAAACACTGTTATTCACTTGCAGAAGCAAACTCGGTAATAAATTACGCAAAGCGTTCAAAAAATACTTTTCGCGGAAAGAAAAGACCTATAAGAAGTTATTGGTGCAGAGAATGCGAAGCGTACCATGTGACAAGTCAGAGGCAGAAAGAGAGACGGAAACAAAAAAAGAAAATGAAAATGATTTACGGTTAGTTTTACAGTATTTCGAACATCCTGAAAGTGATAACGAAAGGCTTCTGAACTATCAGTATGACTATCTTGTAAACAAGAACCAGGAAGCATGGAGTGAACTTTGGAGTTTAAGCATAAAAACCGCGGGGCAATGCCTTGCGCATATATGTAGGAAATATCACAAAACAATTCCATCTGACTTGTGGGAAGATTACAAAATTGATGTTGCTATGTATGTGCTGCGACGCTATACAACACATCAAAACTACTACATTAAAAAAGAATTTGTATATCAATTGTATTTATCAGCCAAAAATAAAGTTTTGCAGGTTAAAAAGTCTGAAAAATGCATTGAGTTTGTTAGTGATGAAGAAATGGAGATTTTATTGAATGAACACACCATATATGACAGAAGCGAGGATTAGTGCCTTAAAACAAATAGCAAATGCAGTTATAAAAAGCGCTATTGATGATTTAAGACATAAAAAGACTGTCTATAAATATAAACAGGACGCCTACTTTTTTTTGAAAAATCTTGACGATTGGTTTTTAGTTGATGCATGCGAGTTAAGTGCCAAAACAAGGGCAAGTATAAGTAAATTAGTTGCAGAATATGAAAAAAATAATAAATTGTAGTGTTTCCGGGGCTTTTAGTTTGACTATTACTTATTGAGAGGTACTTAAAATTGGATAAATCACAATTATTGTATATGGGAATTGAGCTTGTGATACTCTGTATTCCTATTGCGACATTGATTAGAAACTCTGGTAAGCAGTCAGAAAAAATCGAAGAACATGACAGGAAAATCGCTAATCTTGAAAGTCTTGTAAATGACAAACTTGATACACAGATAGACGACATTAAAGGTGATGTTCGGGAAATTAAAAACGATATTTCGTGGATAAAGGAAAAATTAAAATGAAAAATCCACAGACTTTTGCAGAAGAAATTAAAGACAATATGTCAAATATTGCTAAATATGGGTGCTGTGCTTTTACTGCATTATGGACGGTTGGTGTTGATCCTGACGAAGACGGCGCCGCAATTGAAATTATAAACGATGCAATAAACGCTGGAGTTATTGAAAATGACTGCACAGTAAAGTGGATTGAGTTCTACAAATGGCTTACAGGTAGAACGGTAAAAGTTGAGTTTAGAGACATTAAAAGTCTTAAAGAATTAAAGGGTGTAAAAACTTGGTCAGATAGAATTCCAGTAAGGTTTGATTACAAAGGCAAGTCACACTGGGTTGGTGTTCAAAACGGCGAAGTTAGATTTAATAGTTTGAAACACTCAAACTGTGTAGAGTTTGGAAAACCTGCAACAGCAAGAATTATTACTCTTGCATGAGGATGTTATGACAGAAGAAAAGAAAACTTTTTTTAAGAAGTTATTGAGCATAAAAACATGGGTAACACTCTGGGCAATGGTTATTGTCAGTTATGTTATTTTTACAAACAAAACTGATTTTTTAATTATTGCTCAATGGTTGTGTACAGTGCCACTTGCCTATCTTGGTGTAAATGTTTGGCAAAAGAAAATAATGTCAGATAAAGAAGAGAAGGAAAACGAGTAATGCAGATACTTTTATATGTTCTTTTATGCGTTTTAGGTTGTGTTTTTGCTTTTTGTGCTTTTGCTATAAATAATGCAGAACACAAAGTTAAAAAAGCTGAACAGGAATTACAGGAAACAATAAACAAAACAAATGAACAGATTAAACAAAATAACAAAGAAAAAGAAAAGCTTGATACAGGTAACAGTGTTGCTGATTTTAATAACAGCATTGATATCTTGTCGCACCTTAAAAAATGAAATATCTGCTGTCGGTGAGTTTCCTGAACCATACGACACAGAAGATGTTTTAATTGTTACCTATGATGATGAAACAGGGTTGGTTTCAATGCCGCTTTGGTATTGGAAAAAAATAGTAAGATTTGCAGTAGATGCAAAAGGAGTTGAAGAACCATGAGAAAGACAATCTTTTTAATCGTTGGTTTGATTATGCTTATTGTAGGCGTTGTTATGGCACAGGTTGGAAGTTTTCAGCTTGCTGACATTTCAGGATTTGCAGTAACAATGTTTGGTGCTGGTCTTGCAGCTGCTACATTATGGAGTAAGAAAGAAACAGGTTCTAAAACTTGGTTATGCTTACTTGGTGTAGTCGCTATTGGTATTGGCGCGTTTATGCTTGGTTTTGCAGGATTTGCAGAAGCAACAATGACAGTTGTTATTACAAGTGTCTTTGGTGTTGTCGCGGTTATCCTGGGAGTTATCGCTTCATACATCGGTATTAAACAAACTAAATGAAAGTAGTTATGTGTAAAGCTCCGGGATGTAACAAAATGGTTGTCAACGACCCTTCTTTTTGTCCGCATCATAGAGCTTTAAGTGAACAAAGAAAAAAGCAGAATGCTTTTAGGAACGCTACTCGTTACGCTAATTATGATAGTCACGAGTGGCGGAAGTTGCGTTATAAATTACTTACTGAACATCCATATTGTGCTAACTGTGGAATTGATAAGTATAATGCAGAGTTACATGTGCATCATATAACGCCAGTTCGCGATGATCCAACAAAGTTTCTGGATGAAACAAACCTTATTGTTTTGTGTGAAAGCTGTCATGCAACACAAACCCAAAAAGAAATCACATCCAGACGCTAACCGGTAGGGGGTGTTTTTGATTTTTCTGAAATGGAAATCATCACGCCCCCCAGTTTTCTCGCGAGAATGTCAAAATTATTGCCATAAAAAGAGGTTGGAAAATGCCCGCTGGAAGACCCAGAAAGCCAACTGAATTAAAGAAGTTTGAAGGGACTTATCGCAAAGATAGAGACGAAGGAAAGGAAATTGCAGAAAAGAAAGTTTGTGCCGTTCCTGGTGTCATTATTCCTCGTGATTCTAAAATCAGTTGCCCTAAAACAATAACTTCCAAATATGTTAGGAAATATTGGAAGCAACTCACAACTAATCTTATTCAATTACAGGTCCTTAGTTTTAATGACTTGCCACAATTGGAAAACATGATGTTAATTCTGCAAAAGTTACGAGAAGCGCAGGAAGAATTTGCAAAGTGTAATTTTACAAGCGCAGAACAACTTGGAAATTATGACATGTGTTTGAAAATTGTAAGCAAGCTCACTCAAATGTTTAACGACTTGGCCAGTAAATATTATGTCTCACCTTCTGCACGAAGTAAACTTACTCTTGATGTTCTTAATGTAGAAAAAACCGCAATGGAAATTAAAAAGAATGTATCAGGAGTTGACGCCGTTCTTAATTTAAGGAATTCAAAATGACAAGTTTAATAACAGACTTTGAAAAGAAAGAAAAGCCCCGGAAAGAAGAAGGTGACAAAGCGTGAGTATATATGCCGAAAAAATGAAAAAATACTGCGATGAAGTATTACAGAGAAAAGTAAATGCTGGTGTGTATGAGTATAAAGCGGTTCAAAGGTTTGTAAACGACCTAAAACGCAGTAAAGATGCAGATTTTAATTTTGAGTATTCACAAAAAGACGCTGATATTTTATGTAGTTTTGCAGAAGCTCTCAAACCTGCTGACTTAAACGGTGAAACTATAACTCTGTTGCCATGGCAGGTTTTCTGCCTAAGTCAGCTTGAAGGGTGGCGTTATAAAACAGAACCAAATAGAAAACGATTCCGTACAGGCTATATTGAAGTAAATCGAAAGAACGGTAAAACATCAGGAATACTTGAACCTATGACTTTGTTTAATTTTATAAAATATCCTGCGAGCGAAAGTTATTTGGTTTCAAGTCGTGATGATCTTGCAGATAAGACATTTAAGGAAATTTCCGCAATTATTGAAGCAGACGAAAATCTACGAAGTGGTTGTGAATGTCGCTCTCTTGCTATTACTTACGAAAATTCGCGCATTGGATTTTTCTGTGATGGTGGAAAATCTGCGGACGGTTTCCGCCCTCGATTTGCGTGTATTGACGAGTTTCACGAGTACGCAACAGACCAGATGTTAACATCAATGATGTATGGTATGAGGTCGAAAAAAGACGCTCAGCTGGTAATTATTACAACAGCAGATGCAGACATAAACCGCCCATGTTATGAGCAAAACATAAAATCAAAGCGCATTTTGAATAATCTGCAAACACAGGAAGACTTCTTTTGTATCATTTATGCAATTGACGAGGGCGACGACTTTCACGACCCTTCTGTATGGCGTAAGGCAAACCCATCTTTATACACAATTATTGAACCTGATGTTATTCAATCTGATATTCAGGATGCAGAACTTACACCCGCAAGAATTCCTGAATTGAAAGCAAAAACTTTCGGGATATGGGGCGGTGGTGGCCGTAAGTCTTGGATTCCGCTTGAAATATTCCAAAAAAACAAAGATGTGAAAATAGAAATTGAGGATTTTGAAAATTGTCCTTGCTGTGCAGCTCTCGACTTATCTAATGTTGATGACTTTACGGCATACACTAAAATGTTTTTAAAAGACGGCATTATTTATGCTTTTCATAAGTTCTATGTCCCGGAAGAGCAGCTTGCAAATAAGTATAAGAGAGAGAATGTAAATATTTATTCCTGGGTTGATTCCGGGGCTATTGTAGCAACTCCAGGAGCGACAGTAGATTATAGTTTTATGATTGCTGACATTGTGGAAGACACAAACAAATATCAGTTTATGGCCATAGGTTATGATAAATGGCAGGCTCACGACGTCATAAACGGAATTGAAACAGAACGCCCCGAAATATTGCTAATTGAAATTGAGCAGTCATTAAAAAAACTGTCACCTATGACACAAGCATACGAGAAAACTATCAGAGACGGAAAGCTGGTTGATAATTCAGATGTTATGGCTTGGATGATTAACAATGCAGAAATAAGACCTGACGCAAACGGAAATTATAAACCGATGAAACCATCCAAAACATCAACACGCAGGATAGACGGTGTGATCACATCAATAATGGCTCATAGTCTGTTGTTTAATCCGGAAGTAAACACACCGCCTACAACAATGACATTTGAGGAGTTAAAAGCATTATTTTAACCATGTTTTTATCATGGTTTTATTAAAAATATTCGGTTCACTTGCAAATTAATTTGACTATTACTCTATAGGGGATTAAAAGCAATGAGTATTTTTAATGTATTTAACAAAAGGAAAAATCCAAACCCACAAGCAGTAAATAAACCTGAAAGAGTTAGAGATAGCCGCCCTGCATCGTCTTACAAAACAAGCCAGGACAGTACATCATTTTCGGTAATAGATAGAATTGCCAGTGAGTTTGCAATGCTATCTTATGGAGTATATGACAGTAAAGGCAGAAAGCTTGAAAAACATCCACTTTTAAGCATTCTCAAAAGACCAAACCTTGAAGATATGCACTTTAACTTTTTTTATCAGTCCATTGTAGATTATTACAATGGCGGTATTTACTGGTTAAAGGTTTATGGAACACAGGGACAGTTAGTTTCATTATTCAGATTAAACCCTCTTGAAGTCTCACGAAATCGTGATATTTCTAACGGAAATCGTTATATCTATCTGTATAACGGCAAAATGTACACAGATGATGATATTATGTATATTCCTGCGCGTTATAACTATTCTACTTTCTCTGGCGGAGCATCTATTTTCAAAGCTGCAAGCGGAACATTTGAAACAACAACAAAACTTGATAAGTTTACAAATAATTCTTTTGACAAAGGAATGAACGGCAAGCGCACTGTTATTGATATTTCACAGGCTTATCCAGATGCAACAAAAAAACAGGTTGAAGAGTTGCGTTCAGAGTTTGAAGCAACTTATACAGGTGTTGAAAATGCAGGAAAGCCACTTTTCAAAAAGAAAGGTATGGAATATACCGAAATCGGAAGCGGAACAGACAACCGATCTGCAACACTTATCGAAAACAGACAGTTTCAGGAACACGAAATTTCAAAACTCTTTGCTTTTCCTTCCGAGTTACTTTCCGGGGCAACCTCAAACATTAACATCGAAAATATGTTTTTAATGCTCTTGGAGTTTGCTGTCAAACCACTTGCAATTCAGATCCAGGAATATATTAACCTTCTTTTTGATGATGGCGACTATTCTTATTTTGAGTTCAACTTTAACGGTATGCTCAAAGTCTCACTTTCACAGAGAATTGACGCTTATGTTAAAGAACGTTCAAACGGTATGCTCACAACTAATGAAATCAGAGCAATGGAAGACAGACCGCCAGTAGAAGGTGGCGATACTGTATTTACTCCAGTCAATTTAATGCCTATGAACAATGAAACAATCAACGCTTATATGGCAAAGCAGAAAAACGAGGTTCAAAAACTCACAGACTCGGCAAACGATGATAAACACTTTGCTGGCGGTGATGATAAACAATAAAAAAATAAAAAAAATAGTCAAAACGAGCAAAAATACAAAACTCACTTGACTATTACTTTATAGAGAGGCTTGGGACTATGCCAGAAAAATTAAAACATAACATTTATTACAGAAGCTCAAACATTCAGATTCGTAAAGATGAAAACGGCAACGAAACAAAAACTATTTTCGGCACAATTCCGTTTAATTCTGATTCGCTTCTTATTTCAGATTGGTGGGATGAATACATTGAACAGATTGCACCAACAGCATTCAACAAAACTTTGGCGGACCGTTCAGAAGTAAAAGCATTTGTTAATCACGATGATGGGAAGATTATCGGAAGTTCAAACGCCGGTACTTTAAGAATGCACACAGAAGAGGACGGTTTGCATTTTGAAGTAGATGTACCAAATACAACTGTCGGTAATGATGCATGGGAAACAATCAAACGCGGCGACTGTACAACACTTTCGTTTGGTTTTATTCCAGTAAATTACACAGAAACAATCGAAAAAGACGAAGACGGATCTAAGTTTATTCGTAGAACACTTACAGAAGTAAAACTTCTTGAAATTTCCGTCTGTGTTGCATTCCCTGCTTATCCAGAAGGAAGTACAAACGCACGCTCAATTTTCAGTAAGTCGGGCACAACTTTTGAAGAGTTTGCAGAGATTTTGAAACGCTCAAAAAACTTGTCCGATGAAGATAAAACAAAGCTTACTGCAATTGCAGAACATCTTTTAGTTTTGACACGTTCAGCCGAAAGTAGTCAGCCGGGACAGACCACTGACGAAAACACTGCACAGAAAGAAGCAGAAGAAAAAGCAAAAGCGGAAGCGGAACAAAAAGCAAAAGAAGAAGCTAATCAGCGGGCACGCTGGGCTTACTTTAATCAGCACATAGGAGAATAAAGCCATGACAAAGGCAGAAATCAGAGCTGCACTCGATGCGCTCGCAGTAGAACGCCGTTCTTATATGGAAGGCGTTAAAAAAGGTTCGGGTGAATTCAACGAAGAAGAAGCAAATGCAAAACTTGCTGACTTTGACAAACGTGCCGCTGATCTTGAAAGACAGCTTGCAGAACTTGAAAAACCACAGACACGCTCACAGGCGCTTAAACTCACAAACCGCGACTTCCTCGACGCTGTAGAACAGAAGCGTTCTATCACAATCGGTGGAAACGGTGCTATCAACCAGGTAAAAGAACTTTTTGAAACTATCGGCGAAAAGTCAGATATTCTTGAAAAAGTTACTTATGACTATGGCGAAAACGCAGCAACAAATATTCCAGTATTTGAACCTGCACTGGCAGAACCAAACTCGACAGACGAAGGCGGTTCTATTGATGCAGATGATGATGCAGATTTAACAACAACTGAAATTCAGGTTCGTGGCGAGACTGCATTGCTCGGTGTAACAGCAGAAGCTCTTAGACTTAATACAGTTGATATTGAGTCAAAACTTCCTGAACTCTTCCGTAAAGCATTCCGCAAGAAACTTCACAGAATGGTTGTTACTGGTACTCTCAAAGAAGGTACTGAAAAAGGAACAAAGGGTATTTTCGTTTCTGCTGCTGCAAACACAGCTGGTATTACTGAACTTGACGAAGGTCAGACAAAAATTAAAATCACTGACCTTGCAGGACTCGCACTTAAAGTAAGTGAACTTGATGAAGATTTTGAAATTGTTATGAACTCAAAAGTTTATCAGGATATTATGTCTGATGATACCGACGGCGAAGATATTAAAATCTACAAAGAAGGACTTATCCGCGACAAGTCTATCGAAGGTGTTAAGGTTCGCCTTGATCCAAAAGCACCAAAAGCAGTTACAGCAGGTTCTATTCTTGCCGCAGCAGTTCCACTCTCTCGTTATCATGTTGGTGTAGCTGGAACAATTGAAATTACACCAATTAAGGTTAAGGGTGATTCAAAGACATACTTCCAGGCAGAAGCATTCTTTGGTGGTAAACAGGTTACTGACAGTGATATTTTCTCACTCGCAGTAAAAGCATAGCACAAAAGAGCAATTCTTTTAAGTTGAAAGTGAGCCTCGTGCCATGCGTTATGTAGATAACCTAGACTTTTAAGAATTGCTCTTTTTTGGAGTAAAAATGGCTAAAAACAACGCAAATACAGCAGAAAAGACAGAAAAACCACAGGAAAAGGCAGAAAACAAAACTGTAAATGTAAAGTTTACTGCACTCTATATCGGTTCTTATGGTGTTTTCACACCAGGAAAGAAAGCTGCATTTCCTGAAAATGTAGCAAAGCGTTTTGTAAATGATAAGTTTGCAGAAATTGTAAAGGGATAAACGATGTTAATAGATTCGGCACTTCTTAAAGCATTTAATAAAATTGAACAGGACGAAGACGAAGCATCACAGTCCTTAATTGCTATTCACATCGGAACTGCACAGCAGATTATTTCAAACTATGTTTGTTTTAATTGTGAAACTGTACTAACTGACAGTGAGCACTACGACGAGTCAGCAGTTGCAATGTTTAAAAACGTTTGTTTAAGAATTGCTACTTTATTGCAGCTTGAAGACAATGCAAACATCGGAGTTAATAATAATTCTGGTATTGGCATGAACAGAACTTTTGCAAACATCGTTGATTATACACCGTACTTAAAGCCACTTTCAGTGTTCAGAAAAATTGAGGATGCTGAATGATAGTTATTGAGTATAACGACAGCGAAGTACAAAAAGCACTTGCTGGAACATCAAAGAGTTTTGCTTCCATCCGGCGTAAAACTCTTTCGATAATGGCTCGTGGAACTGTTAAGGCAATAAATACAGGTATTCGTGAGCGATTAAATAAAAGAACTGGGGAACTGTTAAAAGCATTTCGCTACCACATTAAAAAAAACGGTACAGCAAATGTTTATCCTGACGGTGAAAGCGGCGGAAAGATATTTCCGAAAACTTTCGCTTTGAACTTTGGTTATAACGGAGAAACAAAACGGGCCTATAACAAACCGCATTCTTTTATTGAAATTGGACGGACTTATTTAGAGTCCGGGGCATACATGCCAGATGTAGAAAAAATGGTAAGCAAAGAGCTTGAAAAATACTGGGGTAAATAATGGAAAAGTTGTTTCAAGTTATAAAGGAATTCTTGACAACTACTTTTAATGAAGAGTTGCAAAATTATGATGATGATTCTGAAAAACTTCCACAATTGAGCGACAAGTCTGTATTTTTTGGAACGGTAGACCCTCTAAAAATACCTGCTGTGTCAGTTTCTATACTTCCAGAGTCACAGACAGGTGGCGAAGGAACTATTACAGACGATGAAACACAAAGCGCTTTTACAGTGACTTTTGTATTTAAGTCTGCAAAGTACGAAGAGCTTATCAAAAGAATGTGTCGTTACGCTGAATGTTTTAAGCATTCCGTTGCGACAGCCTACACTCTTTCAGGTGGTGTAGAAAATACTGAAATAGGAACAATCAGGTTCTATCCTGACTGCGGAACTGCTGAAAAGACAATGACCGCCGCCGAAATTGACCTGACAATATATACAAGTGAGGATTATTAACTATGCGTGAAAAACAGTTAATCAAAAAGCACCTTATTCGACCATTCTTGAATAATGGTACAACAAGTACTCCAGACTGGGTTCAGTTTAAAAAGGTTACAGAGTTTACAAGAGCAATGAACCCGCAGACAGAAGAAAGAGATTATATCTCCGACGAGCACCCAACCACAGAAGTGATGGACTATAAACCATCAGAAGCACTTTCTATCACTATGTACTCTGGCGAAGACGACTTTGACATGATGTACAAAATGTACAAAGACCGCGCTATCGGTGCAGATGCACAGAAAGAATTTCTTGTGGTTTACATTTTTGACTCAAAAACAGTCGGTGATAAAACTTATTATTATGCTGACAAAACAATGGCAACAGTAACTGTTGATGAACTTAATGCTTCTGGCAAGTCACTTTCATGTACTGTATATGAAAACGGCACACCAACAGCAGGTTATGTTGAAATCACAGAAGACGGAAAACCTTCATTTACTCCAGGCGAGTTTCCATCATCATAATGATTGATTTGTCAAAAGTAATAGACTTGCCTGATTCTATTGTGGTTTCGGGCAAGTCTTATCGTATTCATACAGATTATCAATTTTTCATAACTTTTGTTTTGATGGCAAAAAAACCTCGTGCATACGAAGATTATAATTTTATGTACGAAGGTAAAATTCCTGCTGATGTAGTCAAAGGTTTTGAAGAATTAAAAAACTTTGCATTTCCGAAAAAAGAACTTCCCAGAGATATAGGAAATGACAGTGACGAAATAATTTTAGATTATGAGAAAGACGGCGATTTGATTTACTCTGCGTTCTGGCAGTGCTACGGCATTGACCTAAAAGCAGAAGATTTGCATTTACACTGGTACAAGTTTTTAGCTCTACTTTCAGGAATTAAAGATACAAAACTCAATAAAGTAATGGAGTTTAGATCATATATCCCAAAAGAAGAAGATGGGAAGGAATACAGAAAATATATGCTACAAATGAGAGAAATGTGGCGTATTGAAAAAGAACTTACAGACGAAGAAAAGGAAGCAATATTTAACTTTGATTCGCAATTAAAATAGGCGGTCTAAAATGGCAAAAGAAGTAAACACCAAATTTGGAGCTGACACCAAAGAAGCACAAACAAACATTGATAAACTGACCGCCAGCATGAATAAACTAGGTAAAGAAGCTAAAAGCGATTCAGTTTCTAAACTTGGTGATGCGTGGAAAAGAACATCTAAAAGCATAAAATCTGCGGGGCTTGGTGCAGTAATTGCCGCCGAAGTAAAGCTCTTAAAATCTGAATTACAAGCAATAAAAGACACCGCCGAAGCATTCAATGTACAACTCAAAGCAGAAACAAAACTCGCACAAGCTGCAAAAAATAACCCATACATGGACGGTACAGGCGTTACACGCCTTAAAGAATACGCTTCTCAATTACAGTCTATTTCAGACTATGGGGACGAAGAACTTATTCCTATGATGGCCGAACTCGTAGCAACTGGAAGAACAGAAACACAAGTAATGGATATTATGTCCGCTTCAATTGATGTTGCAGCAGGTACAGGAAAAAGTCTTATATCTGTTGTGGAAATGCTTAATAAGTCTTACACAGGCGAAGCAGGAAAACTTTCTACACTTTCAGCAGAAACAAAGAACTTAACAAAAGAACAGTTGCAAAACGGTGAAGCCGTGCGCATCCTTAAAGAGCAGTTCGGCGGAATGTCCGAAGAAGCTGTAAAAGCCACAGGAAGTGCAAAACAACTCGCTATGGCGCAAGGTGATTTACAGGAAAGCTGGGGAAAAATTACAAAACCCGCTTATGATTCCTGGAATAATTTCTGGCTTAGACAGACAAAGAAAGGTCAGGAATTTGCAGAAAACCTCAATAAAGCACTCGAAAAAGCAAGTCAGACTTGGATTATTGGCGGTGGTTATCGCAACAATAAAGATTTTGTTTCAACAACTGTTGACGAAGCAAAAAAGGCAGCAAAAGATGGTAATAAACAACTGTATCTAGAAGATGTTGCCAGTATGCAGTCTGATCAGGCACTCGCAAATGAAATAAACTATCTCACAAACCTTAAAAAACGCAAAGCAGAAGAAACAGAGCTTTTGAACATCCTGAAAGAAGAACAGCAATGGCGAGAAAGAAAAGTTCAAAAAGAAAAGGAAGA